ACATTTAGTTTGTGGTATGACACAGTTTCCATATTCATACATATCCGAAACATATCCTAATCAAATACAATACGATACATCTCTACTTAGAATTGTAACGATTGATATTGAGGTTGAATGTGAGAATGGTTTTCCAAATGCAGATCAAGCTGCAGAACCAATGTTGTCTATTACTATCAAGAAACATGATACTGGCAAGATTATTGTTTGGGGTTTACATGAGTATCATAACGACAGAAAAGATGTAAAGTATATTCGTTGTCAAAACGAAAGAGAACTTCTTACACAATTTTTGAATTGGTGGGAACATGACTATCCAGATATAATTACTGGCTGGAACACAGAGTTTTTTGATATTCCCTATCTATGTAATCGTATTAATACTGTACTTGGTGAAGATGCAGTTCGTAAACTTTCGCCTTGGGGTATTGTGAGTTCCAGATTAGTTAATAGTGGTTTTGGTAAGAAAGATCAAGTGTATGATATTGTTGGTGTTGAAGAGATAGATTATCTACAACTATATCGTAAGTTTACTTATTCTGCACAAGAGTCATACAGACTAGATCATATTGCATTTGTTGAACTAGGTGAACGCAAAGATGAAAACCCATATGAAACATTTCGTGATTGGTACACAAAAGATTATCAATCATTCTTAGACTATAATATTCAAGACGTTGAACTTGTTGATCGTATTGATGATAAGATGAAATTGATTGATCTTATATTGACTATGACCTATGAGGCTAAAGTTAATATGTCTGATTCATTTACATCTGTTAAGTATTGGGATATTCTTATATACAATCATCTACTTAAAAATAATATTGTCATACCACAGAAACCATCAACAAAGAATAAGTCTGAAAAGTATGTTGGTGCATATGTGAAAGAGCCTCAAGTAGGACAACACAAATGGGTATTATCTTTTGACTTAAACAGTTTGTACCCACATTTAATTATGCAGTATAATATATCACCAGAAACATTAGTAAATAAAACTATTGATCTAGGTAAAAATCCTATTGATGATTTAGTCAATAAGAAAACTGGTTTGGATTCTTTCAAAGGAACTAACTATGCATTGACACCAAATGGTGCAATGTTTAGAAAAGATAAACAAGGGTTTCTTGCAAAGATGATGCAAGATATGTATGATGATCGTACTATCTACAAAAAGAAAATGTTAGATGCAAAACAAAAGTATGAAGATACAAAAGATCCAAAGTATCTCAAGGATATATCTAGGTTCAATAATATTCAGATGGCTCGTAAGATTTCTCTAAACTCTGCTTATGGTGCGATTGGTAACGAATGGTTTAGATACTATGAACTTATGATTGCAGAAGGTATTACAACTTCTGGTCAATTGAGTATCAGATGGATCGAAAGAAAATTAAACGAGTACATTAATAATGTTCTCAAAACAAAAGATAAAGATTATGTGATTGCATCAGATACAGATTCTGTTTACATTAGATTTGATGAGATCGTAAGTCATGTATTCAAAGGCTGTAATGATACACAAAGAATTGTAAACTTTTTAGATAAGATTGCAAGTGAAAAGATAGAACCATTTATTGAAAAGTCTTATCAAGAACTTGCAGATTATGTAAATGCATACGACCAGAAGATGCAAATGAAAAGAGAAGTGATTGCAGATAAAGGTATCTGGACAGCAAAGAAAAGATATATTCTAAACGCATGGGATGTTGAGGGTGTTCGTTATCAAGAACCACAACTCAAAGTTATGGGCCAAGAGATGGTCAAGTCATCTACACCTGCGCCTTGCCGTGAAAAGATGAGAGAAGCAGTTAAGATTATTATGAGTGGAACTGAAAAAGATGTAAATGATTTTATTCAAGAGTTTCGTGAAGAGTTTATGAAACTTCCACCAGAAGAGATTGCATTTCCAAGATCAGTAAATGGTTTAGGTAAATGGAGTAGTGGTCATGCAATATTTAAAAAGGGCTGTCCTATGCATTGTAAAGGTGCAATATTGTATAATCATTTTTTAAAAGAGAAAAAACTTACAAACAAATATCCTCTAATACAAGAGGGTGACAAGATTAAATTTATAAACATAAAAACACCAAATCCAATGGGATCAAATGTCATATCTTTTTTCACAAAATTACCAAAAGAACTTGACATTCACAAATATTTAGATTATGATATGCAGTATGATAAGGCATTTGTCGAACCTCTGACTTTTATTATGGATCAGATTGGTTGGAACATTGATCGTTCTTATGGAAAGCAAACAACACTTGAGGATTTTTTCCTCTAAGAAAAATACATCCAGTATAAAGGTGTATTTTTATATTGCAAAACAGGAGTATAACCATGCAATTATTATTTGATATAGAAAGAAGTAAAAAAATAAATCCACCAAATTATGGTAAAGGTATTATTTTTATAGAGAGAAAAGCAGGGAAACTTGCAGATATTAGAACTATAGATAGTAAAGGTAATTCTTTACAGCCAAGAGAGAAAAACTTAGAAATTACACAGAGAGAAACAGAACATTCATTTAGAGTGAATAATGTTATGTACGATAAAGAAGTTATGGTCACAGAGTTATGTGATGATGGTATTGAAGAATTAATTTCTGGATATGGTAGAACACATATATTTGGAAATATGGGAGTAAAAACTTACTTCTGGGATACAGTAAAATTTGAAAGTCCATATTGGAAAACTGTGTGGAAAAGAAGATTTAATGCAAGTAAAGACCACATTGCACAAGGAACACCAAATACAATTGGAACTTACCAAAAAGGATTAATAGAACTAAAAGAAGAAAAAGCTATTGACATTTCAGATGATGATGCAATTAGACAATCGTTATATGATATGTCTAATGGACAATTGAGTGAAGATCAAATTGAATCACATTTAAAAAAGTTCAGAAAATCAAACAGTAAATACAGTAATATTATTGCTCTTGATAAAAAAGATGCTAATGCAGCTGCAAAAAAACTTGGTATTGCAACTAGTGGATATGTAAAAGATATATCCAGCTTCGCTTGGGATACAGTTGGTTTCGTATATAGAACTGGTAATCTTAAAGATGAAGTAATAGATTGGGCAGAAAAGTATGAACAATATAAAACGCAAATTAATATTACTGGTTATGTTGAACATACTAATCTAGATGAAGAGGTTATTAAAAAAGCAAGAAAGGTATTTCAAGAGTCTCTAGAGAATACAATAGAGAATATTATAAAAAAATATCTTGGGAAAGAATTTCATGATATGGTTAACTTTAAAGGTTTTCTCGCACAAATTACAACACCAGACCCAGATCAAGGTGGTAAACCAAAAGAGAGAGGTCTTGTTGATGTAGATGGTAGAATAATTTATGAAAAAGATGCGAATGGTAAAATAGTGCTTGGGCCCCTATTACAAGAAGTATATGAAAAGGACTTTGGTAAGAAGTGATAGTTAATAAACACAGTAAAGAATTTAGAGAAAGATTCTTAAAGGTCTTAGAGGGGATAGATTGTAATGCAATATATTTTAGTGGTGGTATGGATAGTACCACCATCCTCTTTGGTATGTTAGAGTTGGGTAAAAAACCTCATCTTATTAGTTTTAAACAAAAAGGTATAGATAGTAAAGACAATACTATAGGAACTGAAATTGCTAAATATTATGGACTAAAAAGAGATTTAATAGAAACAAGGACAGATGCAGAAGGTATTTTGGAAGATGTTACTAAAGTAATTCCTTTATTAAAGTATCCATTAAAAGTTCATATACAATGTTGTATTCCATTTATATACATGGCACAAAAATTAAATGAACAAGGTTATACTTCTGCATATACAGGCTTGGCTGCTGGTGATATTTTTGGACTTAATAGAAAATCAAATGTTACATATAGAAAATCTGGTGATGAAGGTTTAACAAAATATAGACTTAAAGTATTATTTGATAGTCCTACTCTTTCAGATATTGATATTTGGAGTGTATCAGAACATTTTGGTGTAAAAATGATAGACCCATTTAGAGATGGGTCTATAACTGAATTAAGAAAAAATTCATTATGTGATTGGATGTTAAAAATACCTTTTAAAGAATTACATTGGAAAAAAGAAAAATCAATATTCTATCATGCATTTTTAAATCATTGGAAAGAAGAATGGAGAAACATAGGAAATATGCAGATAGTTTCTGGTTTAAGAGATACACATGATGAAGTTTTACTAAATGACCCTAAAGTTAATAATATGAAAGCAAAAGCAATTATTAAAATTTATAATGAGTTAGAAAAAAGAACAAAAGTAAAATCAACTTTAGAAAGTTTTATGAAATGAAATATAAACCTTATTTATTGCAAGATGTATATGATGCAGCTGCACAAAACAAATTTAATGTAATATCTACTTTCGCTGGAGGCGGTGGTAGCTCCACTGGCTATCGTCTTGCAGGTGGCAATGTATTATGCATAAATGAATTTGTAAAAGAGGGCAGAAACACATATGAGAAAAACTATCCAGATACACCAATCATACCAGATGATATTAAAAAATTATCTGGTCAAGAATTTTTAGATATTACTGGATTAAAGGCTGGTGAACTTGATGTACTAGATGGTAGTCCACCATGTTCTGCATTTAGTATGGCTGGTAATGTAAGTCATGGAAAAGGTAATACTCATGCAGATGCATTTGGTAAAACTAAAGGTTATAGTGATATAAAAGAAGTAACTAATGTAGAAGATTTATTCTTTGAGTTTCTTAGAGTTGCAGATGTTATTAAACCAAAAGTTATTATTGCAGAAAATGTTGCTGGTTTAACTATGGGAACTGCAAAACAATATTTTAATAAAATTCAAAATACATTTGAAAAGATAGGGTATGATGTTTCTGCAAAAGTTTTAAATAGTGGTTATTTTGGTGTACCACAGACTCGTAGTCGTGTGTTCTTTATTGGTATTAGAAATGATATTACTACAAAAGTAGGGTTGACATTTATGAATATTCATAGTATATTTCCAAGTGAAGATAATCCTATGGTTTCTTTAGGTGAGGCTTTAGATGATTTGGAATATGATGATGAAGAAGTTAAAACATTGACAGAGAAATTTTCTAAAACTGCATATTGGAAAGATACTGGTAGTAAGATGCCTGTCAATCCAGATAAAGTTTTAACAGGAATGGACTATCATCACAAAGGTCATCACTTCAACTTGAAAAGAGTTTCACTTAAAGTGCCTGCTCCCACTCTTACTGCAATGGGTAGTAATGATACAACTGCTGGTGCGTTTCATTGGAATGAACCTAGAAAACTAACAATAGGTGAACTGAAAAGAATACAATCTTTACCAGATGATTTTAAACTTACAGGTAAATGGAATCAACAATCTGAACGTATTGGTAGAATGGTGCCACCTTTGATGTTGAAAGCTATTGCAGACGCAGTTTATGAAAAAGTGATAAAGGTATATAAGAATGGCTGATTTTACATTTGCACATAGAAAAGAAGGATTTGATAGCCACATAGAAAAATCTATTCGTGGTTATTCTCATTTAATGGAAGATGTTATTTCTTTGTCTAGATACTTTATAGAAAACAATACAAATGTTATTGATATAGGTTGTTCCACTGGAAAGATGACCAAAGCTTTGATTGATCATAATATGGATCATTGTACAGATGCAACATACATAGGATTGGAAATTGCAGATGGATTTCAAAAAGATCTAATTAAAAGAACTGAAGAAGTTAAAAAATATTATTACAATGTTTATTTTAAGAAAGAAGATGCAAGAGATTATAACTATACTAATTGTTCTTTAGTTACATCTATATTTACTTTACAGTTCATGCCTAAAATTGATAGAGAATCTTTAGTCAAAAAAATATATGATGGACTTAGAAGTGGGGGTGCATATATATTTGCAGAGAAAACAATTTGTGAAAATGCTCTTGTACAGGATATGATAACTTTTAATTACTACGATTATAAAAGAAAGTCATTCTCTACAGAAGATATCATGGATAAAGAAAGAACACTCCGACACATGATGAAACCTAATACTTGGAAAGAGATAGAAGAAATGATACTAAAAGCTGGTTTTAGTGTTGTTCAACCTTTCTGGAGAAATCATGCATTTGTGGGTGCATTGGGGGTAAAATGATTATAGAAGAAGATACTAAACTAGATTTTTCTGATGTATTAATCAGACCAAAGAGATCAACTCTTAAATCAAGAAAACAAGTAAAACTAACTAGACAACTAGAATTTAGAAATGCAAAAGGATCTGATAGAAGATTCTATGGTATACCAATTATGGCTTCCAATATGGATGGTGTTGGTACTATGGAGATTGCAGATATTCTTGCATCTGAAAAGATGTTTACTTGTTTAGTTAAAACATATCATACTCATGCATTAGTGGAATACTTTGATCCAGATATGTATGGTGGAAATACTGTATTTGATATCTATGATAAAAGAGTAGAACACGTTGCAATGTGTATTGGTGCAACTGAAGAAGAATATAAAAAGTTTAGAGATGTATATGAACTTACAGGTGGTAGAATAAAATATTTGTGTGTTGATGTTGCAAATGGTTACACAGAAATGTTCAGTAATTTTATATATAATATAAGAGTTAATCATCCAGAACTAGTCATTATCGCTGGTAATGTTGTAACTGCTGATATGACTCAAGAACTAATATTAAATGGTGCAGATATAATAAAAGTTGGTATAGGGCCTGGTTCTGTTTGTACAACAAGAGTTCATACTGGAATTGGTTATCCACAACTATCTGCAATTATAGAATGTGCAGATGCAGCTCATGGATTAGGTGGTCAGATAATCGCAGATGGTGGTTGTACTACAAGTGGTGATGTTGCAAAAGCATTCGGTGGTGGTGCAGACTTTGTTATGTTAGGTGGTATGTTGGCTGGACATGACGAAGGTGGTGGAGAAGTTGTTGATGGTAAAGTTCATTTTTATGGTATGAGTTCTACAGTTGCAAATGATAAACATTTTGGTGGTTTAAAAGATTATCGTGCAAGTGAAGGTAAAGAAGTTTTGATATCACATAAAGGGCCCATTAAACCTACTATACAACATATACTTGGTGGTCTAAGATCATCTTGTACTTATGTTGGTGCAAGTGAATTAAAACACTTGACAAAGTGTACAACATTTGTTAAAGTAAACAAAACCCATAATACAATATTCGGAGATACAGATGGAAAGTGATTTATTAAAAGATTATGAAAAATTTGTTGATGAAGTAACAAGTTATGCCTCAAAGCATCCTAAAAACTTTATAGATGAAGTTGAAAGAATTGAAGAACAAGGAGTTAATCCAGCAAGACTTTTAACTGCAAGTGTAGGTTTGTCTGGTGAAAGTGGTGAGTTTAGTGATATAGTAAAGAAAGTAGTATTTCAAGGTAAAGAAATGAATGAAGATGTAGTTAAACATCTTAGATCTGAACTAGGTGATATCATGTGGTATGTTGCACAAGGTTGTGTAGCTCTAAATACTTCTATAGAAGAACTGATTGATATTAATACTGCAAAACTTGAATCAAGATACCCAGGCGGATTTGAAGCGTTTAGATCTGAAAATAGAAATAAGGACGATATATAAATGGATTTTTTAAAAGAGATTGTAAAAACAACTGGTAATGAGTATGCAGCTTTAGTTTCAGATGGTGTAGAAGCAGGAGATGTAGATTCATTTATTGACTCTGGTTCTTATATCTTTAATGCATTATTGTCTGGTAGTATCTATGGTGGATTACCAAGTAACAAGATAACTGCAATCGCTGGTGAAAGTGCAACTGGTAAAACATTTTTTGTCATGGGTATGGTCAAAAGTTTTCTAGATGCAAATCCAGATGCTGGTGTTTTATACTTTGAATCAGAATCTGCAATTACAAAACAAATGGTAATTGATAGAGGTATTGATCCAAACAGAATGGTAATTGTTCCTGTAACAACTGTACAAGAATTTAGAACACAATCTATTCGTGTACTAGATAAGTTATTAGAACAAAGTGA